GACGAATTTCTGCTGCGCTCCTTCTCGTTCTGTTAGTTCGTCAAGATAGACTCCACGAATACAGGAGTTGCCGACCTCGCGTTCTGCATCTGCCATACGTTGGAAGTGATCTGGGAAGTCTTGCCGGATTTTGTTCCAGTACCCTTTGCCGCCTTTGACACACCCGATGCAGTTGTTGTTGCCGTAGCCTAGCTTGTACATGGTCGGGCGTTCAATGCCAGCTTGCTCGAGGTAGTACAAACATTCCGGCTTGGTCAGCTTCTTTTCGATCAACGGGAAGATTGGCTTGGCTTCTGAATATTGTTCCTTGAACCGGATAGCGCGGTTGACTTCCTTCTTGGAATACTCAAACCCGAAGACTTGCGCCTCGTAATCCATTTCTTTTTCTAGCCGCTGCCGGACTCGTTTCTTCAGGACTAGCGTGCATCGTGCACCGCTTGGACCATTGACATACTTGTCCTTGGTAATGACTTCAAACTGATTGTTATGCTTGTGGGATTTGGTGATCATGATGTCCCGACCATACCACTCCTCACACTCCCGAATGAACCGCTCGTTATCTGAATGTGCCGTGTCGATATGGAAATAGATTGGCAGCACGTTTTCCTTGCCGTGTTTATCTATGGCTAGTTTTGTTGCTACTGCACTGGTAACGCCTGCCGACCACCAAGATATAATCATGCTTCCCACCTAAACTTCAACTGCCCGTATATAGGTTGCCAATCCCGTTTGCGGTTCTTGCGATCCCAGCCCGACTCTGTGGGCTTGGTTTCCCCGACTATCTTCCACCCAGCCCCACGAAGCGAGGAGCCAGACTCTTCTTGCAATGTGTAGGTAACCATGCGTTTGCCGCCCATCTGCTGCCATATTCTCCAACACCGCCCGTAAAGAAAACTGCAAGAGTTTTTGGGTGCGTGACTCACAACGCAAACTCTGGTAACCTCAGAGGTTAGGCCATCGTCCAGCATTCTTGCTACTGGCCTGCCTACTATGGCAACCCCGACTAGCTCCTCGCCTTCCACTGCCCCGACAGCAAACTTGCCGCCATGGGTAGGTTTATTGTGACGATGAAAGTTAGCTACAAATTTATTCGCTTCCCGAATTGTCAGTGGTACAATTTGTAAACTCATCCGCCTGTTCCCCCTGACAACATTCGCTAATAACCAGATGGCACACCGAACATTGCAAATGCCCATGGACATCAACAGGTGGCATCTGCGTTTGACATTGAGGGCAATGCCCTGCCGCAAGTCGTTTGGCAAAAGTACCATCACCCTGTTCTATCATCTGTCTCCTCCTGCTTGCCTGCATGAATGTTTCTCTTTGTCTCAAGCGATATGATGTTGTCACGACTCATCCCCCTTATGAACTTCTCCGCTACATCTGGTGTTAGGCCAGTCAGTTTACGGAATCGGTCAACGGCTTGAGCAAGTGTTAGACCGCCCTTTTTGTAGTCAACCAGTACATCTATGCTGCCTGTGATTTTGGCGTCAGCTTCAGCCATTCTCTTGCCTCCTCTCCTAATACTCTTGCACCTATATCTATCTTATCACGAAGTGCCTTGACGATCTTCTCATCAATGGTTCCATCTGCAATCAGGTCGATATATGTGACAGGGTTTTTCTGACCTATACGGTGACAGCGGTCCTCGGACTGGATCCGAGTTTCAAGATTAAAGTCGTTTGCATAATAAATCACTGTGCTGGCCTCGGTCAGTGTAAGGCCGTATCCTGCGGTAGCGGGATTCGCCACGAAGAATCTTGCGGTTCCGTTCTGGAATCTGTCGATGGCGAGTTGCCGGTCTTGATCTGACGTATCACCGTAATATGAAACCACCGACTGTTCACCGTACACTTTGGCAAGTTCTGCTTGAATGTGGATGATATCGTAACGGAAGCGCGACCATATGATGATCTTGCCGGATACTTCCTCGATACAATCCATCATGGCAGAAAGGCGTTGGGTTGGGACTTCAATCAAATCACCTTCGTCAGTCTTTATGTGCCCGGACAAAACCTGTTGGATGCGCAGCATCTGGGTGATGACTTGCGGCGCCGATACTAAGTCTCCGCTTTCCAGAAGCGTCATGGCTTCCTTTTGCAGATCCTTATACATGCGGATCTGTTCCATGGTCAGCCCGACATTACGCACGGTGTATGTCTTTTCCGGCAGATCCAGACAATCCTTCTTCAAAACTCTATATGTATAGGGATCAATCTTTACGGAAAGTTCTTCTAAATTCCTGTACCCAAGGATTTGTTGAAAACTATGCGCGCCCATGCTGCGCTTCTGTAGAACAGCGTATCGACCCTGAAAAGCATAGAAAGAGTCGTAGCCAAGGATCATGGGGTTGAGGAACTGAAACTGCGCGAACAGATCCATTGGAGATTTTGTAACAGGAGAGCCTGTCAACAACCTTCTGTACTTGAACTTAGCCGCGATCTTGAGTAAGGACTTGGTGCGTTTGGCCTTATGGTTTTTGATGGTGGTACTTTCGTCAATAGCTATAAGGCCATTCTGCCCGAACCTCTCCGCCATCCACTCGCCGGCTGCCTTACCTTTAGAACTAGAGAATGACTCCACGTTCATTACAAAAATCTTAATCCCAGGTTCCTTATTAAAGAAGAATGCTTTGGCTTCTTCCTTATAGCCTTTGGTCTGGCTGGCCTGCCATGCGCACACGCTATGCCGGACATCGTTTGGAAAATGTTCTGGTATTTCTTTGTTGATCCAGTTGCGGTACACGCCCTTCGGTGCAATGATTAATGCGAAGTCGAGCTTATGTGTGTTGCCCAGATACGCAATACTGTCAATTAAGACCTTAGACTTACCAGTTCCCATTTCCATAAAGAATCCATACGCATTCATAGGTATACTGCGGAGCATAGCTTCCCGCTGGTGCTCATATGGCTCAGTTTTGAATTTGTAGTTGACTTCCATCTATGTCCTCCTATATTGTCTGAACATAGGGTAACGGAATGGTTCCGTCAAGCCCATCAAACCTGAAGAGGATGTACTTGCTATGCAGCAGAGTGAAACAATCTTTGATGAAGAAATGTTCGCAGATGCGGATACGCTTTCTGGCGTTGATGCAGATGGGGGCAAGCAGTTGTCCGGTCTAGTTCACCGGCTCAACGAGAAACAACAACAAATTGACGATACTGAAAAGTATCTCAAAGAACTAAAAGCAGAAAAACAGAGGATTGCGTTTGAGCAGATACCTATGCTCATGGATGAGATGGGTATTGAGCGTGTGGATGTGGACGGTGCGACCGTTACGTTGAAGCCGTTTGTGTCTGCGTCAATCCCTGCTGACCGGAAGCAGGAGGCTTTTAATTGGCTCCGAGAACATGGTCTGGACGACATAATCAAGAACGACATTATCGTGTCGTTTGGTCGTGGGCAAGACAACGCTGCTGGGGACGTTATGTACGACCTCGAGCAGAAAGGTTTTCACCCAGAGCAAAAGACTCATATTCATTCGATGACCTTGAAGGCGTTCATTCGTGAACAAGTCGAACAGGGTAATTCGATAGATCTGGATATGTTTGGAGCCTATGTAGCAAGAACTGCTGAAGTAAAGAGGAAGAAGTAATGGCTAATCAAGTAGCAAAAAAAGAAGAGGCTGGTTTGCCAGCCGAAATGATGGACGATATCTTTGACACCGCTGGTGAGGGCACAACCTACGAAGCCAGCGAGTTACAGATTCCATTTGTCCGTGTGGCGCAAGGAACGTCACCGCAACTCAAGAAGAGCGACATGAAGCATATCGCTGACCTGCGTCAGGGTGATATCTTCAACACTGTCTCTAACGAGATCTGGGATGGCGAGAAGGGCATCACCGTGATTCCATGCTACCAAGTGACCACCTATCCAGAGTTCGTCTCTGGTGACCAAGGTGGGGGCTTTGTGGGTGTGCGTTCACCTGATGACCCAGACTTGTCTCGGACTACTAGAGTTGGTGCAAAAGAATATTTGCCCAACGGTAACGAGGTTATTAAGAGCGACCAGCACTTCTGCCTTATCTTGGGCGAAGACGGTATGTATGAGCCAGCCATTGTGGACTTCAAGTCTACTGGTCTGAAGGTCAGCCGCCGCTGGAAAACTCAGATTGCCATGCAAAAGGTCAAGCATCCGAAGACTGGTGAAATGAAAACACCTGCTTTGTTTGCAACCATGTGGAAGCTGACGGTGGTCGAGGAGTCCAAGACTGTCGATGGCGAAATGCGTACTTGGTACAACTGGGCGATTGAGAAGGTTGGTCTTGTACAGGACAAGGCTTTGTTCAACGAAGCAAAGCTGTTCCGCGAATCTGTCATGAAGGGTGAGGCTAAAGCCCAGCAGGAAGAGGCGCCGATGGCGTCTGCGACTCCTGTGGACGACAAGCCTGTTGAGGATGACGACATCCCATTCTAGTGACTTGGGGGAGGTTCGCCTCCCCCTCTTTTTGCGGAGCGAGTAATGAGTTTAGTTGATCGTTTCGCTGCGGCCTTTGAAGGCTCCAGCGTAGCACACGGTCAAACAACGGTAGGAAGCGTAAGGAAGAACGGAAAGACAGAGGCAAAAAGTTTCATTGTCCGAGAGCCACTAACTAAGACATTGGTGGCGGCTCACTTAGAGGGTGGACATGGAGTTGGATCAATACCTATCAACGACCAGAACATGTGCAAATTTGGTGCATTGGATATCGACACATACCCAGTCGATCACGTTGAGATATTGAAGAAGTGCCGCCGTTTTAAGCTACCGCTAGTTGTTTGCCGATCAAAATCAGGCGGAGCGCATCTATTCTTGTTTATGCAGGATTGGATTAGTGCAACCGATATGCGTGATCACCTTACGGAGTTCGCTGCTGTACTTGGCTTTGGTGGATGTGAGGTGTTTCCAAAGCAGAACAAGATTCTTGCCGAGCGTGGGGATGTGGGTAACTTTATCAATCTGCCGTACTTTGAGGCAGAGAATACATTACGTTATGCGATTAACAATAAGGGTGACGATCTCTCACTTGAGGAGTTTCTAAATCAGGTAGACAAGATCAAATGTACTTTGGAAGATCTGCGCAAGCTAGAGTTTGCCAGCGAAGATGATGAGTTGCGGGAGATGCCGCCATGCTTACGGATTATGTTTGCAACCTCAGTGCCGGATGGAACTAGAAACAAAGTCATGTTTCATGCTGCGGTAACCGCCAAGATGATGCACCCGGACTCGTGGGAGACCACGCTGGAGAAATGGAACCAAAAGTATTGCAAGCCATCTTTGCCAGCTAACGAGATTGTAACTATCCAGTCTCAGCATAAGAAGAAGGATTACGGCTATCTTTGTAAAGAAGAGCCTATGGGCAGTCATTGTGATAAAGCGGCCTGCCGCCAAGCCAAGTTTGGTATAGGCAAGAATGGGTCTATGCCGGGGATCACTGGCCTGACTATTCAAAAGTCGGAACCGAGGCTCTACTTTCTTGATCTTGATGGCAAACGGTTGGAGTTATCCACTGAACAGTTACAGATGCCATTGCAGTTTCAAAGAGCCTGTATGGAGCAGTTGGATGTCATGCCGCCTATCATGAAGGCACCGGATTGGCAGAACTATGTAAACGGCTTGCTTGAGAGTGCCACGCATATCGAGGTGCCAAAGGAACTGACTATTAAAGGTCAGTTTGAAGAACTTGTAGAGGTGTATTGCACCAGCCGTATCAGAGCCAAGTCTCCGCAGGAGATGTCGATTGGTAAGCCGTGGACAGAAAGCGACCTGACCATGTTTACGATTAAGGGTTTGATGGAGTTCTTACGCAATCGTGGGTTCCGTGAACTTAAACGTCCACAGGTACAGCAACGATTAAAGGATATGAATGGTGGAAATGAGTGTAACACCACATACAAGTTTAAAGACGAAGATACAGGTCAATGGAAGAATCTTCGCGTCTGGTTTGTGCCGGAGTTTGACAATGATGAAATCGAACTACCAACAGAGGAGAAAGTAAATGACATACCATTCTGATGAACGGTATCTCAAGGTGGGTGAGGTTGTCGAATGGTTAGGTGTGGCTCGTTCTACCGTCTACAGATGGGTAGAAGAGGGTCATTTTCCTAAACCAGTTGTGCTGGGTCCGGAGACGGAAAAGAACAGCACAATGAGATGGCTGCGCACAGAGGTCGAGCAATGGCTTGCCTCTCGTCCACGCGAGAAGACTGATGGCTGATGAGACGCTGATCTTCGGGCCACCTGGCTGCGGTAAGACGCATACGATGATTGATATTGTCCGGAAGGAACTTGCTGGTGGCACTCCTCCTGACAGGATTGGCTTCGTGTCGTTCTCTCGTAAATCCATACAAGAGGCGCGAGAGCGTGTGGGCAGTGAGTTACAGCTCACCGAAAAAGATGTACCGTGGTTCAAGACGCTACATTCCATAGGCTTTAACTGGCTAGGCATGGATACAAAAGAGACGGTTCAACCGGCTGACTTTCGTCAGTTAGGTGAGATCTTGGGTATGGCGTTTGACAGGAGCACCGCTGAAGTCATGGAAGAAGGTATGGTGCCTTTGTCTATGAAAGAGGGCAATCGGTATCTGGAAGTGATTAGTCGTGCCAAGTTGCGCTGTATTAGCATGGAACAGGAATACAACGACAGGGGTGACTACGACCTGCATTGGTCGATGGTCAAGCGCGTGGATCAAGTTTATGCGGCGTACAAGTCGGACAACGGTAAGTTTGATTACACGGACATGGTTGAGTTATTCGTGAAGCAGGGCACCAGTCCTGTCTTGGATGTTCTTATTGTTGATGAGGCGCAGGATCTGACTCCGTTGCAATGGAAGCAGGTAGCGATACTCAAGGAGAGAGCCAGCCGTGTGTATTACGCGGGGGACGATGATCAGTGTATTCATCGTTGGAACGGCGTTGATCTGCACAGTTTCATGAATGCTTGTGACAATAAGGTAATCCTCAATAAAAGTTATCGTGTACCAAGAAGCGTGTATCGCCTAGCCAATCATCTGGTTAACCGGATAGGCACTCGTCAGGAGAAGGACTGGCAACCAAGAGATGAAGATGGCGCCGTGGATTTTCACATGAATTGGTATGATGTGAATATTGATGAAGGTTCGTGGACTATTATGGCTAGAACCAACAAAGCCTTGAACTCAATTCACCATTCTTTACGCGAAGACGGTTATTTGTTTGAACGGTTTGGTCATTCCATGATTTCCCCTGAACTGCTTGAAGCCATGGATATCTGGCAACGGCTGGCCAGAGGCGAGACAGCAAGCGTGGGTGACATAAAGAAGCTCTATACATTTATGCCAAAGCAGGGTGAAAGGGCGTTACTCAAACGCGCTGCCACCAAAACCTTTGACGCGGTAGATCCGCAGGGGTTCCACAACTACGACAATCTTGTTGCCGAGCATGGGATGATTGCATCGCAAGACGCAAGACCAGAGGTTGTGGTCAACATGTCCCTTGAGGACATACGGTATATGGGCGCCGTGCGCCGGAGGGGTGAGGATCTGACCAAGCCTCGCATCAATCTGTCAACCATCCACCGGATGAAGGGCGGCGAGGATGACAACATCTTGTTGTTAACCGACTCGTCATACCCTGCGGTCAACAATCCGGATCAGGACGATGAGCACCGTGTCTTTTACACCGCAGTGACCAGAGCACGGCATAATCTGCACATTGTCGATTCCCACGCAAGATATAGGTATGTGATATGAAAAGAGATAAATTACTTGATACAGCCAAAGACCTAGTCAATGGTCCGAGAGCCAAGGATTATGGCGATGCATACGAGAACCACGAGCGCGTGGCTCGATTATGGTCTGTCGTACTGGACAAGGAAGTGTCTGTTTCTCAGGTTTATCAGTGTCTTACGGCACTAAAACTTGCTAGACTTGTAGTGACACCAACGCATCAGGATTCATGGGTGGATATCGCTGGATACGCTAGCCTCGGAGGAGAAGTAGATGGCAAAGGAAAATAGTCAGATCACGTTCCTGCACAGGTTGGATCTGGACACCATCGAGAAGGATTGGGTGCCGCCGGAGGTGTTTCCTGACCTGCGTAATAGCCAGTCTATTGCAATCGACCTTGAGACCAGCGATCCGAACCTGACGACATTAGGCCCAGGGTGGGCGCGTGGTGACGGTTTTATTGTGGGCGTGGCTATCGCTGCCGGCGATTTTGTAGGCTACTAACCTATTGCACATGAGGGCGGTGGTAA